TGCAGTTTTGCCATTAAACTACCTATCCAGTTGTGAGCCAAAGTTAGCGACCTCTGCTCACCGACTAGTAATTTCGCTACCAGTAAAACGTCTCTACAAAGGTTCATAGAGCCAACGCTAAAACTTTTAGAATCCCAGTCTATTAGGATCTCGGTATGCTTAGTCAAACCGAATATACGTTTACGAAGGTATATCAGCCTCCTAGGGGTGCGACCCCTATTGCTCCTCCTGCTGGACTCGAACCAACGACATTTCGGTTAACAGCCGAACACTCTACCAACTGAGTTAAGGAGGAATACTATTCAATTATACAGGATCAGATTCCTATTTGCAACTTTATTTGTTGCCATTTTTGAAGAACTGATTCTGGTGAGCAAAAGTTCTCTACGTTCTGTTTTGCTTTATTAAGCATAGCAGTTTTCTCTTCTGATGTCAATGATATTGCCCGATTAAGTGCATCAAGAATTGTCTGTTCTCCCACATTAAACCATGAGAAGCCCCAAAAGTCTTTGTACTTGTGCGTAGATTCATCTATCATCCAGGTATTGGACTCAAGAATAATTGCCGAATCGTTAGTAACATAATCACTCATTGATGTATGATCTGGAGTTATGCATACCCTGCCAGATACCATAGCCTCACATAATGGCAGGTTCTGCCCCTCTGCACGACTAGGAGACACATAGTTTTGACAAGAGTTAATTAGCATTTGTAGTTCGCTATCCGACAACTTTTGTGGAATAAAATAAACATTGTCGAACGTTGTTTCTGGGAATGAAGGAAACTCTCTCCTAAAAGCGGTTGCCTGCAACTTCCCAAGATCTCCCTGTGCAGTCATTTTAAGCAAAAGAATTGCGTCTGGATGCTCCTGTCTAAATTTTACGAATGCCGTAACAAGGTTGCCAAAGTTCTTTCTAATGTCGTGTGGGTTAAGAATGTAGAGGAATCTTTTTTCATGATCCGATTTGTCTAACAAGTTTACTAATGATTCTGGCTCATGGTCTTTGTAATAGTCTGAGACTGTGCTTAGTGTGTAACATGGCAAGTCGTCAATAGACTCTCCAGGATCAATCTCTTTTGGCGATACTGCTGAAGGAAGCACAAAAGAATCTATCCCATACGTCTTCAGGGCTGACTGGGAGTAAGATGATAGCGTAATGACATGGTCAAACTTCTTTAGTGTAGAAGCATAATCCTTTTTAAAGATACCATTGTTCCCATCGCTTTTTACTGGCAACCTATCAAACTCCCATGCAAACACACAGATGTTTTTCTGTCTTGGTATTAGTAGAGCCACGTCTGGTGGCAAAAAGGATATGCTGACTGGATCCTTGTACTGCCTCATTTGGGTTTTGGCAGATCCAAGAGCAAACGGATACGAGAAGTATCCACACACAGAATCCTCTTTAGTCGCTACCTCCGCAAAAGATTCCATGGCAAAGCCATAGGAATAGTGGGCATAGCCCCAGCCCTTACCCTTATAGTCAAACGGTCCGCTTAAGAATAGATTGGTCATTGATTAATAACATCCACAAACTTGTTTTTGCTAGACTGCAGGATACTGTTATAGGTTTGCTGGTATGATGCGTTGTAGACCTTGCTCCAATACCCTGCAAAAGCAGCAGCAGAAGATGATGTGGACTCAGCGACTGGTCCAGCAATAGTCTTGAAATTGCCCATTGCAAAGAAGTCCGTTAGAGATCCAGAGTTAGTGCCACGAGTCTCACGATACGAAGACCAAATCTTTGGAGTGTAGTTCTGTGAGTAAATACCACTGATGGTAACAGCCTCTGGAATACAACCAGGATAACTAACGTTCACCTTATCTCCGTTATTTCCAGCAGCGATTACTGTAGCAACACCAAGCGATTGCAAGTCTACAATCTTAGACTGAATGCCTGCATCAATCGGGCAACCCTTGCCAGTTTTAGTCCACGTGTTTGATCCACGTGAGAAAGATACTGCAGAGATGTTATACTTTTTGGCATTGTCTTTTACCCATTGCAATGACAATTCAAACTCTTTGGTACCGCCAATATTTACTGCACCTCTTGGTGTTACGATAGCATTACGAATAAGAATAATGTCTGCACTCGGATTGATCTGGCGTACGATGTCTGCCATCTTGGTTCCATGTGCCCATTCCGATTTCCAGTTTGACATCAATGTCAGACCTGTATCAGATGCTCCGATCGAGTCGTCAAATGCTGTGCCGTTGTTGCAATTCTTGGTTACTAGGATGCAAACTTCTTTAATTGGATTAAGAAGTTCACTATCAAACCCACTATCAATAATCACTACGGATGTATTTTCATTTGCTTGTGCTGGAGAAACAGATAGTGCTAGAACAACTGCTGACGCAATGCTAATTAGTTTTTTCATTAATTGTCCAAAATCTTAATAACTGGTGCACAAGGGTCTCCGCCCTCTTCCCACTCTTTTTCTTCTTCTTCTGTCATATATGGATCACCATCGTGGGTGTAACAGAAAGGCTCAGTTACCCAGCCCTTATCAATACCAGCCTGGAGCCAATCCCCAAACTCATTCCAATTTACTTCGCTCATGTGAAAACCCTCTCTAGGTAGTATATCTATTTTACACCAACTAGAGAGGGTAGTCAAGGGGTTGACTATTAATTCTGAGCGTCTTCTTCCTCAGCACGTCTGTGCTCCTTGCGGAATGCCGAGTTAATCTCAGCCTGGGTCAATTTGCCATCCTGTAGGAATGACTTTGCTAGGTCCTCAAGTACACGTGCTACGCCAAGTAGACCTGCCATGAAAACTGCCTGAATGACTTCGACTCCTGCTACAGCACCAGCACCAAGAACACCAAGTGCCGAGATCACAAAGACCGCTACCATTCTTGCAAAAATATCTGCAATAGTTTTTACCATATTAAACAACTCCTTCCTTTATGTGTTTAATCTTCTTTTTCATTTCTTAGTGGATAAGTCAATGTCCACAAAGCCAAAGTACCTAAGATACAATAGCCAACAATTGTCTTGGCAGAGCCTTCTAGAACTACCCAAGCAACAAACATACCTAGTAGTGTCCAAGCCTGACCAAGGATATCATTTAGAAATTTCTTCATTTAGTTCACCTTCCTATTTGTTCTGCCACCAGAACTTGATCCTGATGCTCCACCACCGCCACCAGACGAACCACCTGATGACGAAGTTGTTGTGGCTGCTGCAGTTGTGGCTGCTGCAACCGTTGCATTTACTGCTGCACCTGTAGCAATAACAGATGCGATAACCGTTTGTTCTGCTTCTTCACGAACCTCTGGAGACATGTCAGCCCCCACGTTTCCAATGGCGTTAAATGTTTCTAGAACTGCTTCTGCTCCAGGAATGGCTGCTAACTCTGCTGGCAATTGTGGGTCATCTGCAATAGCAGCAACGGCAAGTGCCTCTAGTGCCTGTTCATATGCTGGTGAGCCTTGCTCTGCTGTTTCAAATACAACGAGGGCTGCTGCGACAAGTTGTTCTGCCTGGGCATCTGTCAGTTCTTCTGGTGCTACTTCTACCAGATTCTGAATCTCAGATACCGCTTCTTCTACTCGTAACTCAGGTTCTGGTTCTGGCTTGGGGGTTTCTGTTTGCTCTGGCTCTGGTAGCGGTTCAGGCTCAGTTTCTGTTGGCTCTGGAGAAGGGCTCTCGGTCTCCGTAGGCGTAGGTGTTGGCTCTCTGAATGGTGGAATGGCTTCCAATTCTTGTTGAGCGACATTTAACTCCTGTTGTTTTGTGCTAACATCGGCAGATGCTGCTTCTATTATACCTGAGTTTTGAGCCTTAGAACTCTTAAGATTGTTTAGATTAGACTGTGCGTCAGATATCGCTGGGAGGAGATCTGGATTCTTGATCTTTGGGTGCTCTGCATCTTCATCTGGAACTAAGCGGATCCGCTCCTCTTCTCTGTATGCAACTTCGTCTCTGAAAAGAGTTACCTCAACATCGGTGATAACCGTGTCAATCACCACCTCTTCTGTGTAGACAATTACTTCAGACGTGGTTGTTACGTCTTCATATGTGGTTGTCTCCGTTACCTGTGTTCCTAACCATGCTGCTGGAACTACCTGAAAATTTGCATCACTAACTAATTTAGCATTTAGTTGAACCCATGCTCCACCACCATTCTCATAGTAGTACAGTGTGAAAGGATAAAGAACACCGCCCATAATGTTGACGGGCTGGGTAACTGATCCCCCTCCACCCTTGTCTACCCAGTCGCTGATCAGCCTCATACCAGCAAGGTCAAAGATGACACCATCGTCTGCTGGGGCATAGAACTGATACTGTCCATCTGCTGGAAACAACAGGTTGCCAGTAAACTTGACAACAACGTCTTCCCCATACCACACGTTACCTTCCTGAAGGATATACCCTCCACCCCACTGAAAGTCAATGTTTGGCACTGTTGTCGTTAGGACTGGGGTCTCTCCTGCATATGGTAGCGGTGGTGCTTGATTATACCCTCGTCGATTATACATTTCTGCAGTTATTCCACCGCTGGTAACATATGTTGTACGAGCAACCTGGCTTGTTGTCGTTACCGTTTCTGTGTGTGGAACCTGAATGGTTCTAGACACCTGAGATGTAGTTTGTTCTATGACTGTATATGGAACCTGAACTGTGTACGGAACACTAACAGTATAGATTTCCTCTTTTAGCGGTCTGGTCCACGCTGGATCTGGAATTTGGGACTGGTCGTAGGCTGCTTGGGCTACACCTAGTGCCTGCTCTGCCTGTGCTATTTGCGAATCTAGGGATACTCCAGCACCAACTGCTGAGTTATAAGCCTCTTGTGCCCTACTGAGAGCCTCCTGGGCAGCAGAAACTTTAGCCTGTGCTGAAGCCACGACTGCATCGTACTCCGCTCTTGTCTCTGCAAAAGCCATAGATGCTACAAGAAGTGGTGCAAAGGCTAGTAACAACGCTAGGAAAAATCTTTGGGGTTTTTTAATTTTGGGGTCTCCTTGTTAATCCTAAGACTAACAATTTAATTATAGCATCATTTAGATAGACAAAAAGGGGGCTTTCGCCCCCTTAATGTTTTTTATTTAGAAGTCCCAGTCGTCATCTTCTGTTGCTTCATGCTTTGCAATCACATAGGAAGATCCAGATCCAGAGAAGAAGTCGTGGTTCTCGTCTGAATTTGGAGACAGTGCACTCAGAATGGCAGGATTTACATCACAGACATCCTTTGGGAATAGTGCGTCAAAGCCCAGGTTCATCAGAGCCTTGTTTGCATTGTAGTGCAGGAACTTCTTTACATCTTCAGTTAGACCAATCTCGTCATAAAGATCAGCAGTATACTTAATCTCATTGTCGTATAGTTCCATCAGAAGATCGTAGGTGTAGTTCTTCAACTCTTCCTGGCGTTCTGGAGTTTCCTCATTGAATGCCTGCTGGAACTTGTAGCCAATGTAGTAGCCATGTACCGCTTCGTCACGAATGATGAGTCTAATCAGGTCTGCGGTGTTTGTCAACTTGGCTCGTGAAGACCAGTACATCGGTAGATAGAATCCACTGTAGAATAGGAATGACTCTAGCAATGTAGAGGCAGCCTTACGCTTTAGTGGGTCGTCTCCTCTGTAGTACCCCAGAACAATTTCTGCCTTCTTCTGCAGGTATGGGTTTTCCTCCGACCATCTAAACGCATCCTCGATTTCCTGTGTAGAAGTTAGAGTAGAGAATACACTTGAGTATGACTTAGCGTGTACTGACTCCATGAATGCAATGTTGGTAATTACTGCTTCTTCATGTTGTGTACGTGCATCAGGCATTAGCGACATTGCACCTACAGTACCCTGAATGGTGTCCAACATGGTGAGACCAGTAAAAACACGCATGGTGAGCAACTTTTCGTGGTCCCTCAATGTAGACCAAGACTGCACATCATTACTCAGTGGAACCTTTTCAGGTAGCCAGAAGTTGGCTGTAAGCCTATTCCAAACCTCTAGATCTACCTGGTCTTCTAGTTTGTTCCAGTTAACTGGTCTTGTTACAACTGACATGATACGCATCCCTCCATCTCTGTTCCATCTAGTGCGTTTTGTCTAATGCGGATATAGTAAATAGTCTTAATACCCTTCTTCCATGCGTAAATCTGAGCCTTGTTGACATCACGAGTAGTCGCAGTGTCCTTAAAGAATAGTGTCAAAGATAGACCCTGATCCACGTGCTGAGTTGCAGCAGCGTAGACATCAATGATCTTCTCTGGACCAATCTCATAGGCATCCTGGAAGTACTGACGGTTGTCGTTAGTCAAGTATGGTGCTGGATAGTAAACACGCCCCATCTTTCCTTCCTTACGAATCTCAATCTGAGAAGCGATGGGGTGGATTGATGATGTTGAGTTGTTGATGTAAGAGATCGAACCAGTTGGAGGAACTGCTTGCAGGTTCTGGTTGTATAGACCATACTGCATTACACTCTGTGCAAGATACTTCCAGTCATCCTGTGTAGGAATGAAAATGCGAGCATCTACAAATAGTTTTTCAACCTTGGCAGTCTTTGGCTTCCACTCCTGAGAGATGTACTTAACAAAAAATGTTCCATCAGCATACTTTGACTTCTCGAAGCCATCAAATGGTGATCCAGTCTCAATTGCCATCTTGTTAGATGCCTTTAGAGCGTGGAACAGCACGGTGTAGAAGTAGATGTTGGTGAAGTCAATTGACTCCTCGTCACCATAATACATCTCTTCCTTGCCAAAGTAACCATGTAGGTTCATCTGACCTAGACCAATAGCACGTGACTTCTTGTTACCCTCAGCAATTGACATAACTGAGTCAATGTATGACAAGTCTGCTACTGATGTAAGTGCACGAATAGCAACCTCAATAGTCTTGCCAAAGTCTGGAGATTCCATAGCCTTAGCAATGTTTAGTGATCCTAGGTTACACGAGATATCCTTACCAATGTCCTTGTATGATAGGTCATTGTTGTACGTGGTAGGAGTATTTACCTGTAGGATTTCAGAACATAGATTAGACATGTTGATGCGACCCTCTACAGGATTAGCGTTGTTAACGGTGTCTTCGTAAACGATGTATGGATACCCTGACTCAAACTGCAGTTCTGCAATAGTTTCAAACAACTGACGAGCCTTGATCTTAGTCTTACGAATACGTGCGTCGTCTACCATCTCCTGATACTTCTCAGTAATAGAAATGTCTGACATTGGCACACCATAGACACGCTCAATGTCATATGGTGAGAACAGGTACATATCCTCGTTATTCTTAGCAAGTTCAAGAGTGATGTCTGGAACTACCACGCCAAGACTAAGGGTCTTGATACGCATCTTTTCATCTGCATTCTCTCTCTTGGTGTCTAGGAATCGCATGATATCTGGGTGGTGTGCGTTTAGATAAACGGCACCAGCACCCTGACGTGCACCCAGTTGGTTGGCGTAGGAGAAAGCGTCCTCTAGCATCTTCATAACTGGAATAACGCCTGACGACTGGTTCTCAATCTTCTTAATTGGTGCACCCAGTTCACGTAGGTTGGTCATGTTTAGTGCTACGCCACCGCCACGCTTAGACAACTGTAGCGAAGAGTTTACTGCACGAGCAATTGACTCCATGTTGTCTTCAATGCGGAGCAGGAAGCACGACACGTATTCTCCACGCTGCTTGCGACCTGCGTTTAGGAAGGTAGGAGTTGCTGGCTGGAAGCGACCAGAGATGATTTCCTCAACCAAGTCCTTAGCCAATCTTTCATCTCCACCTGCAAGCATTAGGGATGTCATAACGACACGATCCTCAAATCGCTCAAGATAACGCTCTCCATCAAAGGTCTTCAATGCATATTGCGTGTAGAACTTGTAGGCACCAACAAATGTTGGGAATCGGAACTTGTGTCCGTATGCCTGCTTAAATAGTTCCTTGGTAAATTCAAAAGAGTACTTGTCTAGGATTTCTTTTTCATAATATTCGTGCTCTACTAGGTAGTGCAACTTTTCTTCTAGGCTGTGGAAGAATACTGTGTTTAGATTTACGTGATCTAAAAAGTATGCCCTCGCTGCCTGCTTGTCTTTATCAAATTGAATCTTGCCTTCATCCGACCATAGATTCAACATAGCGTTTAGTTCGTGATAACTGTAATTATCCATATAGTTGTTCCAACCTCTCCTGTACTCTTTGTACGTCTTCTGACGTTCCAAATATCTCTACTCTGGCTATTATTGGGACACCAGTCTTCCCTGAGATCATCTCTGCAGCCTTGCAGTAATGCTCTCCAAAATTAGTATTGCCAAAGGCTACGATGCCCTGGAGCATATCCCTATTGCTAGAAATGTTTAAAAAGTGTCGAACCTGTCTGGGTATTGCAGATCTCTCACTACCCCCACCATAAGTCGGTACAAAAAGTACATAACCGTTAGTGACAGTAATAGGGTTGTCGTTATCCCAATCAATAGGGATACGAGTAACATTGTTGTGTCTAGCATTTAGTTTCTCCACAAATCTTTTGGTGTTCCCCGAATAATTTGAGAAGTATACGATATCTATGGACATCTATTTTAACTCCTTTTTTAAATACGCTGGGGATAGAAAAGGGAGAGAGCCGAAACCCTCTCCCTAATCAATTATACCTCAATTACTTGAGTAGTGCAACCTTGTTCTTAGGGAACTTCTTGTTCCACTTAGCAGCAAGTGCGTTGTGCTTTGCCTTGTTACCAGCAGCAGCAGCCTCTGCAATAGCCAACTTAGCAGTTAGATCTGCAATGGTTGCCTTAGCGATAGCGAGTTCTGCATCCTTCTCTGCCACTAGAGCAGCAAGGTCTACAACCTTTAGGGTGCCACGGACAAAGCCAGTAGGAGCGGTTAGACCAGTTACAGCAGATGCTACGGTAGCAGTTGCGATAAGGTCATAGGTGTCTACCGATAGACCAGCAAGTTCCTTAACGGCAGTACCATCATTTACAGTGGTTAGCGAGTAGGTGGTCGTTGCAGTCTTGCTTACTACCTGGAGCGATACGGTTGAACCATTAACAGCATTGCCGAATACGTCAGTGCCAGTAACAGTTACCTTAGCGGTGGTTCCAAGAGCAGCAGTAGGTGCATCTACCTTTATGGTGTTTAGAGCACCAGCAGTACCCTTTACGTAGTAGGTAGTGGTAACGTTGTCTGCGGTAACAACAACAGTGCCAGTCTTAGTAGTCTTGGTGAATACGAAGATGTCTGCAGTGGTACCAGTACCAGTCGCTACAGAAACAGTTGCCGAACCAGAAGCAGCAGTTGCACCAGTTAGGCTGGTTAGCAATAGTGCGTCAGTTGCAGTAGCAGTTACGGTGCTTCCAACAGTTACTCCAGTTAGAGCAATCTTTAGAGCATCACCAGAATCCACCGAGTTATCCGATGGAACAGGAAGTGCTACAGCGTTTACCGCTGTCGTTGGAGCAGTTGCAACAGCAACAGCGTTTACAGTGAGTGCTGCGGTTGCAGCGTTTGCAGGTACTGAAAGAACAGTTCCTACGAGTGCTAGTGCAGAAGCAATAGCGATAAGTGGCTTCTTAAATGAAGTCATGTTTTGTTTCTCCTTATATTTATAGTTAGATTAGATCGAATCTAGCCAGGTATTCTTTAACCTCTTTTGGCATAGGCTTATATTGTATCACACCGTTCTGATCTGTGTCAAGAGCCTGCTTAGGGCGATCTCTGAAAGTATGAACCTCAACCTCAAGGTTTTGGTCCTTTGGAGTGTGTGATATTGCTCCAAATATTGCACCACACACAGCATCCGCCAAGTCCTTGGAGGATTTGCGAGGGTGGTCAACTCTATTTTGTTTTACAATCTTAAGTTCTGTCAATTCTTCGAATAGCAAATCAATTGCTGGCATAACCAGGCGGTCTTCATAGACCAACATTGCCATGTCTTCGTAGTGCTTCTTAGCAACAGAAACAGTCTCAGTTCTCATTCCAACCTGCTTTAGTTCGTTCTGAATGTCAAAAGACTGCCAGCGGTCAAATGAGACCATTCCAATATTAAAGCCTAGTCTGCGTAGGTTTTGAATCCACTGCTTAACCTCCGATAGGTTTACTGGACCCTCTACTCTTGGCTCCCACCATGCTACAGCATCTACCACTACGATAGGTGCTACTTGGTTGTAGTCCTTCAGTACCTGCAGATTTACCCACTTGTCTACGTGAGCAATAGCAACAGCACACTTGTCATGCTTCTGTGCAAGGTCAGCGTGGACGTAATAAATTTTGTCTGGGTCTGGCTTAAATGATTCCTCAAATCTCCTATGTGTATCTAGAGGATTGCGGATGCTCATAGCAGAACGGATCTTGTCTTCCTGCTTAAAGAATCTGTCAGACGAGAAGGTTGGAATACAAGCAAAACGTTGCATCGCATCTCCAAGGTCTGTGAAGAACGCAAGTTTAAAGTCATCAATTTGTCTAGTAGGGTTGACTACCCAGGTAGGACGCTTAAGGGCAAACATGCCTGGATACTTATAGGAAACGATCGTGTCTTCGTCCCACTCGATATCTAGATAGTTACCCTCTTGGTCTGCAGGAAGTTCTGGATTCATAACAAACCTGTGAGTCTTTGTTATAACATCTTTTTCTGCAATTACAGCGTCATATCTTGAAGAGATAAAGTCTCCTGGGTAACGAGGGAATGATAGCAGTGCTACCTTTCCTAGGTCTGGGAAACGAGAGTCTACAGAAGCACGGAAGGCTTTGTAGATGTTATCTGCTGTCTTGCCTTGGTCGTTACCTGTACCAACCTCAGATGCGAATCCAGAGATCTCGTCTAGTACCGCAAGAATAAGGTTAAGACCCTCGTGAGACTCACGCTCAGAGTGACCAGAGTAAACTGTGATAGAGTGATCAAACTCAATGCTGTCTGCCTTTGCATAGAACTTTCCAGCAAACCATGGCGACTTTTCAATCTTAGTCTTAAAGCCCTTAAAGAAAACGTTCTTAGCCTGCTGTGCGTTAATAGCAACGTTAATAATATCAATAGCGTCACCAGACGGCTTACCAAAATATCGTGCAGGGTCCTTTAGGCAGAGTAGTTTGTACACAATGTACGCACAGGCTACGGTAGACGTAAAGTCTTTTCCAGAACCCTTGCCAAGTTGGAGAATTACCTCGTTCTTGGTGTACTTGTTGTAATACCTTCTACCCTCAGTCTCCCCCAGTAGTTCGATAAGATCGTCAAGTTTGTAAATTTGTGACATAGCCTCTACGATGTCATACTGTACCTGAGACAGTGGTGGCTGGTTTAGATACGCCTCGCCCTCAACAAATGTCTTGGCATCTACAGGACGCTCTGCAAAATTATCGGACTTGAGTGCTTCTAAAAAATCATCAAACATCGTTAGAGACCACCACTGTGATTACTTCTTTATCCTTAGATGCTTCTGACAATCTACGCATAATCTTGTCTCTTACCTCTGGGTGTTCTGCAGCGATATCCTTTAGGATAGCAACCAGAATCTCCTGACGGTTCTCAATAGCGATCATCTCTTCGGCAAGTTCCTTGTTCTCAAGTAGTCCTGCCTTTTGTAGCATCTCAATGCGTGTCTTCTCAAGATCCATGACCAACTTAATACCTGCGGTCTTTGCACCTAGGTTAGCAACTGTGGTTGCTTCATCAATCACCTCGTATGCTTTACTAATTAGTTTAGTGTAGTGAGTGTCTGCTCCGACCAATGCTTCTTTAGCACGAGCACGGATTGCAGCATTGTCTGCAGCCATGGTACGCCACTCATTAATGTAAGCCACAACCTTTTGTCGTGGCATAGAAAGTTCTTTAGAGATCTGGGTAGGCTCGGTGCCTGCAAGATACTTCTCTACAACCCTGTTCACTTCGTCAAGGTGTTCTACTGTTAGGTCTTCAAACGACACGCTTTGCTCTCTTTCCTCGTTGTGGAATACGCTTAACCATCTCTGGCTTAAAAGATCTCCAGGCAGATGCAGAGTTTCTAAAAACTTCAAAGCAGTCTACCCACACAGCACCAGTTTCTGAGTTTGTGACAAAACTGTCAAACTTAAACTTCATTCCGTACTGTCCAGATACTTTAATAATGTCCCCACGGACAACCTCAAATCCGTCAACGACCATCCTGTCCTCACGAACAAATTTAGTCTTGACAGCCTCTGGGGCATTTCTTTTTCTAGCCATTGGTTTCTTCTACCTTAATTCTCTTTAGACATTTTTCGCAGGTCGTATAGGTTAGACCTGTAAATGGGCAGGAAGCAACTCCCTGCTTGTTGTGCTTACAGCCAATCCTGTTATAGTATGCTTTGGCAACATACGCAAAGTGCTTTATGTATCTGATCATCGTTTTGATTTCCTTAGTCCAAACTTTGCAAGATAAACATAGATTGTTTCCACGCTTGCCCCACACTCTTTTGCAATTTCTTCTGGAGTCTTTTTATCCAGGTGGTAGCGTTTCTTCAACCACGCCTCACTAGTATACAGTTTAGCCATTTACTTGTCAATCTTTCCCCAGTTATTAATTGCATAATGACCAATACCGACAGCATCTGCAACGTCATCATCCTGGATGTTCTTGTCGTAATATGTATTAACAAACTTAATAGTTCTCTGCTTACGGATCTCACGAGACTTATTCTGATACCAGTTCTTGGACTTGCCTGGGAACTCGTTCATCAGGTCTTGCTTCTCCTTAGCAGAGAGTTTGTTATTACCGATAAAACTTTGCCATGTAATAGGATTGATAGAGCCTGCTGTTCTGATACCTGCCAACTTAGCAGCACCTAGAAGTGCACCCTGGATTAGGGCAAGATCAGAAGCAGTCTTTGGGCTGTTAATGAAGACAGTGTGCTCAATAACAATTGCATCAATCTCAAAGTTCTTGAGGAATGGCAGAGTCTTAACTGCAGCATCCCCCAACTTCTGGTAGGCATTATTGCCTTCGAACTTAATCTTTCCATATCTTACTAAGGATACACCAGAAAAGATAGCAAAAGCAAGGCTATTAGTGCTAGCATCAATAGCAAGAATGTTTTGTGGCTTTTCACGATTATTTCCTATCTTTACCATTCATCAATCCTTTTATGTCTCTTAAAACTTTTGCAACTTCTGATGGGTCAGCGGAGCAGGTTTCACAAATCGTGTCGTCATTGTATACTGACAGTCTCTTTTCACACGACTTGCAAAGCCTCTCCTTGCCCTTACGGCGTTGCCTTCTTTGAATCTGATACCTGGCTGCTATCTTTTCTTTTGTAGCAGCATCTCGGCATTCTGGTGAACAGTATATCTGATAAGATATATTTGTTTTAAATGTGTGGTCGCACCACTCACAATGTTTGTTTTTCATCCAAAGGCTCCAGTGATCGTAGTTTGATCTCTCCAGAACCAGCCAAGTCACAAGCCTCACGGATTGGACATGTCTTACAAATCTTTGAGTTGCTACGATAGTTCTTGGTTGGAAGTGTTTTCTTCTCCCATGCTCCACGAACCTCTCGCATCCACTCAAATGTGTTCTCTACCCACTCATACATGTACTTATCTAATTCTACAGGAAAAATCAACAGTTCGTGATTATTCTTGTTCTCATAGATTAGAACTGCTCGATTCTTATTAAGAATCTTCATATAGATAAGCAACTGGACTAAGTGACCAGTCTTTGGCTTACCTGCAATCTTTCGATACTCGAAGGCATCGTTAGGCATTGTCTTGATCTCGCCAAGCAATTCCTTTTCTTCCCACTTTAGCATAACGTCACCAAATCCAAAGATTGGTGGGTCATTGTAAGTGATTTTAAACTCTGAGTCAATTAGAAAGTCTGGGACATTGCCCATGGCTTCCTGAATACGCTCGTGAGACTTGGTTCCAGCAGTCATATTAGCAGCACCATAAGCATCTGCGTTATCGGAGAAGACTGCACCCTCAAAAGCCAGGTACCAGTAGCGAGGACACTCTCCATGCGAGAATGCGATGGTGCTAGGTGCAAACGATTTCTTTTGAGTAAACTTGTCTACACGCTTTACGGTGTATCCAGAATTAATCTTTTCAATTAGAGCATCCTTGTCAATAAAGGATGGCTTTCCTGATGGAGCCTGGTCCATCTTCTTTAGCATAACTTGCTGTAGTAAATTCTTAGCCATGATGTTATCGAACAATATACTTCAGTGCAGACACAAGATCTGAGATAGCCTCATGTGCTGTAAAGTAGATATTCTTCTTCTCCCTGTTTCCCTTGTCAACGTTTACCATCCAAGTAGCCTTGAATGCCATCTTAGCAGCAATTGCCTGAAGACGAACGATTTCGACAGTAGCGACATTCAGTGGAATGTCTGGTTTAATAATTAGTTTAGCAATGAACGTAAGAGCCTCAGTGAGTTCTTCGTCATTCATAAAGTCAGCAATCTCTGAGAGACCATTAACCATTTCAATTGTTGTTTTATTCTGTTCCATTATTTTCCTTAAAGGTTATATATTAATTATACACCATCGGACAGGATTTGTTCAAGTAGCGATAATTCAATTACTGCCAATCTTGTTTTAATACCGCTGTCGCCAAGGACAACTACGATGGCAGGATCGTTACCGTTCCTAATCGCATCAGTAGTTGCCTTAGCCCAAACGTCTTTATTTAGTGTAAAGGATTTGCCAACCTCTTTGAAGTCAACAGTGAAGTTCTCCCAAGTAGCATCACCCTTGTGGGTTCCTCTACCAGAGTTCTTGTGCTGTTTGGCACCAATACGCTTACTCTCGCTCTTCTCGCTCATAGTCTTTCTTGCTCTTCTTGGTGTTTAGATTAACGGTTGACAGGTGTTTCTCTGGACACATCCAGGTTAACTCCTTTGTTTCTGCGTAACATCTCAATGACTTTACGACTACCTTACAGGTGTGGCATGGAAACTCACCCTGATAGATGTTATACTTCGCCATTTACCTTTGCCTTAATTTCATCCTGAAGATCTAGGTCTTCACGTACACGATTAACGAATGCTTCTCTACCCTGGATCTTAGAGCCATCTGGTAGGATGTACCAGGCTCCTGTACGCTCTACAATACCCATCATCTCTGCAGTGTCAACAAGGTCTCCCACGCTGTCAATGCCGATTAGAGGACCTCTGAAGTAGAAGTCGTACTCTCCAGACTGGAAGGCAGGAGAAGTCTTTGAGAACTGAACTTCCCAACGGATCTTGCGACCAACCTTCTCTTCAATTAGTTTATCACCGACAGCAATCTTGCCCTTAATCGCCTGATTGTCTGACTCCGAGGAAAACAACTTGATAACAGTAGAAGAATAAAACTTAGTAGCCTGCCCACCACTTGGCTGCTGACTAGTATACATAGCACTAATATTATTCCTAGACTGACTAATAAGAACAAGCATAGTAGGCTTAACTTTATTGTTAGCGTAGTTAAGCATCTTCCAAGCATTGCTGAAATCTCTTGACTC